CAACAGCTTTGGAGCGGTCTTGTCGTTATCCGCATTCTCAGGATTAGACACCCTGGCCATACGAACAATCAGCCGCTCCGCATCAGGCGTGCAATGCACAAAAGAAACAGTCATCAGTCTTTGTAAGGAGCACAAGCAAGTTTGTTAATCAGCCGGTTCAAATACCAACGAGCCTTCATGAAATCCTCCAGCGGATCCTTCTTAAGCCACGCCCTGCTGACGTACTTAATAACCTGCCACTGCAGCCCGCCAACCACAGCATCTGGAGCCGACTTTACCCAATCCTCAATTACATCAATGACCTCAACTTGACCGCTGTTGTAATGAATCGGATGATCTACGGAATCACTCATCCCTTCGATCCCTGTACAGTTGTGTCGCCGTAATACCGCCCCGTCACCGAATAATCCTTAATCGGCAACATTGACAGTGTGTGAAACACCAGCTGGGCTATTCGCATCCCCGGCCAAAGCGGAACCGGGTGCATTGCTCGTGCGTTTTGCAGCTCCAAGGTCAGTCGCCCCTTGTAACCAGGATCTATATACCCCGCCAGCAAATGCTCAATCCCTTCCCTGGCACGACTCGACTTAAGCGCCAGCTGCCCAGCAATACAGTCAGGCAAACAGAACTCCTCCAGCGTCTCAGCCAGCACAAACTCATGCGGCCCGAGCAAAAACGGCTTTTCCTGCGTGTGGCGAGCAATGCTAAAAGGAAGTAACGCCGGTACTTCAGGAACCTCCACCAGCAAATTGTCACCAAGTCTCACGTCGAGACTCGCTGGATTCACCAGCTCTTGATCAAAGGGAGTTACAAGACCCCGGCGAACCAGGGTCAAGATCTCCAAGTCAGGGAGAATCGTCACGTTCAGACCGTCTGCTCAGAGGTCTGCTGGAGCACAACACTCTTCCAAGTTTTGCCGAACTTGATGTTGTTGATGGTGGTGGTATGCACGCCAAACTCCGTCGCAATCTTGGCCATCGACTTACCGCCAGTCGCCAGCTGCCGCTTGATCTCCAGCACCTTGCCCTCAGTCAGCGACGACACTCCCCGCCTCCCACGGCTGGACCCACGAGTCTTACTTTGAGACTGGACCTTGCGGGCGATCTTCTCACCGGCAGGCAGCGGAATGGTCTGCTTCGGCTTGGTTAGATCCAGCTCGACGTACTGGCACTGAGTAAGCGCAACACGAGCCTCGTCAAGAGCTTGCGTAATCAGCTGGAACTGGTGCTCAGAAAGAATGTGCATGTTCATGGTTCAGAACGGGTGCAGTGTAGTACAGGATCGCCCTCATGGTCATCCCACTCGGGAACCAGGCAGCAGCTAAGAAACAGTGCATTGGGGCACAATTCCTTAGCCGTACTGATGGCATGAGCAGGATTGCGGGCCATCAGGTGGAGCGGTGCGGCATGGCTGAATGTCACGCGGTACAGCTGGAGCGGCTTCATGGCTCACCCTCCAGCTCGGCGGCGATGGCGAGGATTTTGGCACGAGATAATTCCTGGCCCTGGGATAATCCCATCTCAAACTGATCGGGTTCTTCTATGTGTGGCAGCACCACCTGATCCGCAGCAGCTCGCAGGGCGGCGGCAACCGATAGTTTGTTGCTGTAAGGTCCCTTTATAGAGGCATCCAGCACCGCCTGCGCGGCGTGGGAGAGAGGTTCAGTCATCAGCGTTTCCCCAGCTCAATCTGAATAGCGGCCTGAAAGTATCCGGCCGTTTTGATCTGCCGGTACGCTGCCCCAGCGTCATCAGTTTTCTTGTCTTCGAGCGAGGCATACCTATGCCGCGCCTCCTCCAGTGCCGCCAGCGTATCTACATTTAGTAGTTCAAGATCTCGCACCGGCAGTCCTTGAATCTGATCCAAATACACCGTCTGCCCCAGCAGAAAAGATTTGTAAAAAGGAACCATCGTTGTGTCAGACATTGGCTTGTTGGACAACATAAGAGTTGCGAAGTGAGTGGCAGATCGTGCCATGAGTCGGCTGCCCGATAGCAGCCAGAAGCTCGGCAGCCCTAAGCGCCACCATGTGCGCCATTAGCGCTGGGTCGTTCTTGTACTTACCGATGACTACCATCAGCTCATACAGGTAAGAATCACTGGCGCTGAAGTCTTCCGGGAAAGGCAGCCCCAGCGTATCCTCCCAATCCTGTTCCAGGATCATCTCATCCGACTGGAGCGGGTTGGGCCCCCACTCTCCCCCGTCATCACCATCCCAGCCATAGTCAGCGCGTACCGCCCAGTCCGCCTGCTTTTGGCGCATAGCGGCCTCAACGGCATCAATGTGGTCATACCAGTTGGGATGGATTTGCTGCATTGCAAGATTGAAACTTGAAGAAGTCATTGGTGCTCAGGTAAAAAACTTTGGGTCTTGGTGTTTGAACTGTTTGAGATCAGTGAGACTCAACTTGAGAATCTCGTGAATGGCCATCCGAGCAAGACGGCTGGAGCTGATCGTATCGCTGGTGGCGAACACATAGATGAGGTGGCGATACAGCTGGGTCAGAGTCCGAGCCCGGACCCAGTACGTGTCGCCTGGGATGGGCTCGGTTCCGTAGCTCCAGTCGTCATAGTCCGGCTGGTTCCGAAGCTCGCGGGCCTCAGTCGCCCCAATCCGACGTGTCGAGTGGGGCCCAGTCATCAATCCGTTCTGACAGGAGGTTGCGAAGTTCTGCATCGGTTGCAGGAATCAAATCCTCATCGTGAAGCTCGAAGGAGCCTCGGCACAAGGCAGGCCCCCACTCTTCTGGGTCAAGGTACGTCTGCGGACGCACGACCACAGCATCATCCACAACGGCCTCAACGACAAGGTAGTCCCCATCAAACTGCAGATCCTCGATGCTCAGTACGCGGCTCATTTGATTTCCTCAGGAGTAGTGGCGATCTTGACCAGCCATGCCTGCCACGCGGCATCCAGAAATTCCTGGAGATCCTGCAGCTCAGCCAGGCGCTTTTTGTGGAGCGAGGCGTTCAGACCGTGATCCTCAGCCTGCTTGATCTGCTGCTCTAGCACCAGTGCTGCCCAGTGGACGGCGTGGTACCAGGGCATCAGCTTGTCATTGTCGATAACAGTGCTTGCCATGTGTAGTACAGAAACACGGGGCCCGGCTCTCCGGGCTTGCCCTTAGCGTTACACAAAAACAGCCCAGCGTCAAACCGGGCTGTTGCGTTTCTTCACACTGGCACCCCCAGTTCCTCAGGCTGGTACTGGGTCAGCACGCAGACGTCGGCCCCCTGCCTGAGCGCCCCACCCACGAGGTAGTGGAACTGGGCCTGCGCGTCCGGGCACTCAGCGATCTGGTACTCCTCGATCTCGTAAGCCTTGCCCCGGCGGTACCAAGCCACCCTGATGACGGCCAGCAGCTCGAAGGGGATCTCCGCGACGGTGTAGCCCAGCGTGGGCTTCCTGGGCGGCTTGGGCTGGGGCGCATCGGACTTAGCCACTGGATTCCTCCAAAACAGCCATGCGGCAACCCGCAGCAGCCCTAGGAAAAAGTTAGGCGACGTGAACTGCCCCATCACTCCCACATCCGTGCGGCTTCCTGCATGAGCTGCTCCAGCTCTTCGGCGGAACGTTCTTCCCTTGGGGAGGGTTCAAAAACCTGTCCCGTTATGCCAAAACCCTTGGTATCACTGGCAAGTAAATCGGGACACGTAGTAGGGGTGTCCTCTTTTGCTCCAGCTGCCTCATCAAAAGAGGACACGTCCAAGGGCTGTCCTTTTTTACTTCCCAGTCCCTGACTAGGTTTTTCCAATTTAGGACACTCTCTCACACACATATCACGCGAGAGAACAGCCTGGTACAAGTTGGAAGGTCTGGCACCTGTGGAGGTCTGCCCAACCACCTCAACCAGACCCCTCGAAGCGAGCCTCTGGAGCGCCTTGCCGATCGCGGCCACACTTCCACCGCAAAGCGCGTCCGCAGCCAGGTCAGAGCGGCTCAGAGAGCGCGGATACGTAGCCCTAAGGCGCTGGAGCACCCGGTCCACGATCGACGCCGGACTGGCGCTATCGGTATCGACCTCCACGTAGTCCGCCAGCGAGAACGTCAGATCGTTCTCCAGCTTCATCAGCAGCTTGGAACCGTCCCGCCCAGCCCGAGACTTCTCCACGGTGATGAGGCGGGTGTTGCCCCCCAGTTGCTCCAGCTGGCGCTTGTCGGGCCTCCGAAGGCCCCAGCACTCGTCGCAGGCATCCCTGATCGCTGTGCTGCCCCTGAACCCGCCGGTCTTGTTCGCGTGGTGGATCAGCAGGATCGTGCAAGCCGGGAACGTCCGCCCGTTGTTGTTCGCCAGCCAATAAATCGGACTCGCAAACTCCTTCTTGTTCTCATCAAACGCCGACCCCCTACTGCACCCCGTAATCGAGTCGATGATTACCAACTTCGGCTGGTGCTTCTCAATCAACTTCACAAAGCGGTAATACCAATTCAAATCCCACCCCATCACCACCGTCACCGGATCCTCCGACTGGAACTCCAGATCCCGCAGCTGCTGCTGAACCTGCACCTCGGACTGGTCGCCATTCAGGATCAGCACCGCGCCCTTCTGCACTGGAACCAGATCCCCCCGCACCGAGAACGGAATCCCCCTTGCCACATGCTTGGCAATCGTCCACGCCGACATGGACTTACCATCCCCACCAGCCCCGTGGATCATCACGGTCCCAGGGCACGGCAACAGATCCGGAATCAGATACTCAAACTTCAAATCCTTCTCCAGCAGCCTGCTCATCGCCATCTCGTCATCCTGCTGCTCAAACTGCATCTGAGCGATCAGCAACCGCTCCAGAGCCCCAGCATCCCTGTACCCAGCCTCCAAGGCCAGCACATTCATGGCATGTGCCGCCTCCGCCGGATTCTGAATCTGCTGGATCTCCTTCGCCCGCCTAATCACCTCGGCGTAGGTGATTACAACCTGCCGAATCCTGGTGACGTTATCGGCCTCCACCTCAGCCACAACTTTCCGCAGATCCTCAGAAAGCCACAGCCTTCCGGGCATCTGCTGGTCCGCCAGCCAGAACAGCGAGCCCAGACTCACCGCCCCCTTCCGAAAACTCTTCCACACCTCCTCGCAAGGGTTCCCATCCACCCAATCCTGAGAAAACTCTGGATCTTCCGCCGACCACGCCGACCACAACGTCAAACCAAGGTCAGTCGGCAACTCCGAGTGGATCGCCATCCCCACCTTCACCCAGTGATCCCGGCTGCCAGCGCCCTGACCAGGAATGACCTTCAAGGCCGACTGGATAATCTCAGCCACCTCAGCTGGATCCCGATCCGAGAAATCCAAGGCCCGACGGTTCTTGATAAACCCGCCGTCTTGGATCTCTTTACCGGAGTGATCGCGCATCTCCGCCAGCAACCACTCAGGAGCGTCAGGAATCGCCTCCAGGTCGCCTTCAAAGCCGTAATGCCCCTCCGGTGCCTTCCCATCACTGGAGCCCGGATAAGCCCCGTAGATGACGCCCTG